CATAGAAACCTAGACCAGGTAAAAATTTAAAGTGTACGAAGTATGAAATTTTTCTACGCTTTGGATCAGCAACTTCGTAGTTTCTTCTAATCGACAATACTTGTCTAGAGTTTGCTTCAACCGTTACAATATAAGGTAACTTAATACCAGTCATCTCCCCATCGGGCCCTCGGTCTTCAAAACCCTCTAGGTCGAGATTAACATGACATTCGATTAATGTGAAGACATCTTCTTGTCTTCCAGTTTGTTTTACACCTTCTAATTCATGTTCTTTTTTTTCTAAGTCATCTTGTTGGTCATAACCTGAAGTTAATTCTATATCTCTATAGAATCCTCCGACTTGTTGTTTTCTTAAATCATTTTCTGAAATTTTAATTCGATGCATAATCGCTTCCGCATCGTCTAATGAGGTAGCACTATACGGAACGATTAAGTCATCTGCAGGAACAAACTTTGATACAGCTCTTCCTAATAAATCATCATAATAAACTTTTTTAAATGACGAACCTGCTAGTGGTAAATAAAATAACATTTGATCAAACTCTGGTTCATACTCTTTCATCTGATCCATGATTTGATAATTCATAAATTCTTTAACTCTACTCGCTTGAGATTCTCTTTCAGGTGTAATTGCTCCAACGATTTGAGTTCTTACAGGTCCTTGAGCCGGGAGCAATTCTTTATAGGCCAAAGCTTGGAATTGAGTAACCGCTTCTGCTAATACAGGATGTGTTGCACCAGCGGCACCTTGGAAGGGTTCAGTTCTATCTTCATATTTAAATCCTAAAAGATCAAGACCTTTAGTATAAGATTGTTCCCAGTCTTGTCTTGAAGATTTGTAGTCTGTGTAGTTTTGAAATAATTCTGAACCAAGAGGCGCCAATATTTCCTCTGGTAGTAACTCTGCTAGATTGTCGTAGTGATTTTCTGATTGAGCCTGGTTGAAGGCTCCTGGTTCAAAATTAATTTCTACACCACCATCTTCTAATGGTGTAATTTCAGTTTCACCAACTTCTGGTAAATCTTCTTGTAATTCAATATTCTCTTCTCTAGAAGTTTCTGGATCCTCTATTTCAATTGATTTTCTAACTTCGTTTGGAAGTGCTTTTTCTATGTCTGACATTAGTTTTCTCCAATCTTACATCTTTAACAGTATTGTACTCAATATTCAAGCCTTGTGATTGTGGACCCTTTTCGGGTGGTGGTCCACTCTTTTTACCAAATTTATATTTACTAGGATGTTTAAATGCAAAAGTCATTACCAATAATAAGTTCGTTTTTTTCTGGGTAAGTCATTATCTTTATAGTCTTCTGGATGAATAATCAAGCCCCCTTGTCTAAATCTCATTAAAGCTTGTGTTGTGCTATCTACTAAGTCATCATGATCTCCATATGGAAAAGAAGCACATTCTTCAATTACTTCTTGTGCAAACTCTCTATCTTTAGGGGCCCAAACCATTCCAGACTCAAACATTGGAGCAACTGCATTAACTCTTGAATGTTTATCATTTCCTTTTGATGGAGAAAAATTTATAACTGGAATTCCCATTTGTCTTAACTCATAAGTTAATGGTAGACCTGATGCCTTAGCTTCAACTAAAACAGTTTCAGGTTGCCAATAATCATATTGTTCTTTTGCCATTCTCCTTAGTTCAGGAAACTCTAATCTTTCTTTTACTGCATCTAATAAAATTATATGTTGAGGATCACCTTCATTCTCGTGAAAGATTCCCCAAGTTGTAATTGCACTATAGTCCGCTGTTTCTTTTTTCATGAACGCCGTATCATAACTTTGTATGACGTGTTGCAATGGAGGTAAATAATCTTTATCCCAATTCTGCCACCACTCACGTTTTAATAATGCACCTTCTTCTGCAGTTGGGTTTTGCATGTATTGTGCATTCCATTTTGCAATACCAGCAGATGCTTTTACTTTTTCTAATTCTTCTAACTTCCAATACTCTGGCCATACAGGTTGATCGTTTGGCATGATTGCAGGAAATTCTATAACTTCCCATTGATCTGCTTTTGCTTCTTTAGCTCCAGCATTTACAAGTTGTGCTGTTAAATCTTTTGTAGACCATCTTGTCATTACAATAACAATAGCTCCACCAGGCTGCATACGTTGTCTTGGTCCTGATGTGTACCATTCATATGCATTGTCAAATGCATTTGGAGAATTTACATCTTGCTCAGAATGTGGGTCATCAATAATTAATAAGTCAGCACCCCTTCCGGTTACTGCACCTTGGACACCAACTGCAAAGTATTCACCTCCTCCACTAGTTTCCCAACGACCAGCAGCTTTTGAATCTTCTCTTAATCTTGTTGTAAATAATTCTTTATACTCTTCTGAGTCCATTAATGTTTTAGCTTTACGACCAAAACGAATTGCAAGTTCTGCTGTGTGAGTTGCTTGAATAATTTTTAAATCAGGTTTATTACCAATCATCCAAGCTGGTAAAAAATAAGATGCAAATTCTGATTTGGTATGCCTAGGGGGCATATTAATAATTAATCTTTTACATTCTCCAGTTAGGATTCTATTAAACGCACTTGCAATTTCTGTATGGTGCCTACCTTCAATAAATTCAGGCCAGGTGTATTTCACAAAAGATAAAAAATCAGATCTATATTTATTTTGAGTTGATTTCTTAACTCTAGTTAAAATATCTAATTTTAATTGTCTTCTGACTTTCGGATCTGCAATTGCATTTATTTTTTCTAAACTAAGCATAATATTTAATTATGGTACCAAAAAGTTTTTAGCAGGAATCTATTTCTAAATCAAACAATATACTGCATATATTAGGTACCATATTTTAGAAATCTACCCCTCCCCCCTTTTAAAAAGTTCGATTTTTGGTTTTGGCTTGGTACCTCTATCTTATGGGTGGGCCCCGCCCACATGCTCTTCTCTGCCTGCGACACTTTGTCGCACCACTAGATGTAGTAGTGCGACATTATGACATATTGACTAGCCCATACAATCCTTGCAGTAGCCTTGTTTCCATGACCACCAATCAAGTGAGATAGTCTGACTACACCCACGACAAGTGTTCGTATTCTCGCAATATTCGTGAGCTTTCTGCCTTGCTTCTTTTTTAGGCAAGCCTTCACTCACGAATTGCTGAATCTTCTGTTCAACTACTGTTCCCATTACTGACTATTCAATTCTGGAAATGGTAGTTCTAATTGAGAGTAATTGAAGTCTTTATCACTAACAACTGAACAAGGTTCGTTGATCGCTTCAAACATCACAATATTAAAACTTTCTGTTTTCTTTTTTAAAATATCGTGAGCTTCTTTTTTCTTTTTAATCTCATTAACATCTTGAGATTGTTCTACAACTGAAAATGTATCTTCCACCATTTTAGAATTGTAGCTTGTTTTTTTTATTAGTAAGTATGTCATATTATTTATACCTTTCTGTTATGGGATAATAATAGCATTATCCCATAACCTTTGTCAAGTGTTAGTTTTCTTTTTTAAAATTAGGTAAAGCGTTTAATTCAGTATCCCACCTTAACCCGATTTTCTTACTTACATTATCCAAAGCAATAGCCAAAGTATCTGGTGTTCCAGATTCCATAACAGTATCAATCGCTTTTTCTTTAAGCTCTTTTAACTGTTTAAGTCTCGCACCTTCAGGTCTTCGTTCTACTTCTTTTTCTGCAAGATTAGAAGCCCAGTCTCTTAACTGTTCCTCGCAATCTTGAAGTGTAAGTTTATCGTCTCTATAACTACTTCTCATAGTTCTAAACTTATAGTTTAGTTCTTCTTCAGTAGGTTTTTTCTTTTCAAAAAAAGTTAGTGCTGTTGCTCTAGCGTCTTCTAACATTTTTTCTGCTTGTCTAAATTTATTGATGATTTTATCAGCACCAATTTTTTTAGATAGTTTCGCAACTGCTTTGTCTGTTGCTTGTGTTTTAAACTGTTTAACTAACAGTTCAGCGTCGTCAATTAGAGGGTCAAATTGTCTTCGTACTTTTCTTTCAAAATGATCTAATTGATATTTTGTCATTGTTTTACTCATTTGTTTTTCCTTTCGTTTTAGTTAATACAATCACATTATATTTTTATTTCACAAATACTATTGGACAAATTGTCGCAGTTTGTTTTTCTTTTTTTGGGTGGGGCCCGCCCACAAGCTCTTCTCTACTTTAGAATGATTCTAAATTAGGTGCGACGTTATGTCATATTTATGTTTCACGTGAAACATGGTATAGTGATTAATTACGAAAGGAGGTAAGAATATGACATTGACTGCTCAGAAAAAATACGAAGGACACTCTGACAAGCAGATAGCTAGAGCAATTTTAATTGATGCTTTAGATCTCGCTTTGACAACGTATCATCCACGTATTGAGACTGATTTAGAGAGAGTAGCTGAAGACTACACTCAATCTAAAATGAAATCAGTTAGAAAGCATCTAGGTAAACTAGCCCATCAAATTTTTGTAATTTATGGACATAGTAAAGATCTAGATTTTTCAGCGCATCCAATAATTGAAAAGTTTGATGAATTGGAAATAGCTGAAGAACCACGGACAACGCTCAAAGTTGTTAAAGAAACACAAGTAGCATAAAACATTAAACCAGGGCCCGCAAGGGCCCTGGTTTTTTTATGTCCTTTTTTTGGGTGGGGCCCGCCCACAAGCTCTTCTCTTAGGTGCGACAATTTGCGCATTGATCCGTAAATTGATTGTGTTATTGTATCAATATCAGTAGTCGCCAGCGGATTGGTAGGAGCCCTTTAATCCCGCTACTGATGGACTAACCCAGGATCACACCGCTACTTTACGTTGGCCGTCTTTCCTGGGTGCTGATCCCTGGTCCGAACATGGCTAGCCCCTTAGTGCAAGGAATTACTGGAGCACTCGGACCTGGGATCAGCGAGCGAATAGCGTCGACGGTATGTGCCAAATAAGCTTCGCGCGGGCGCCGTCGCGCTGGTCAGGGTAAGTTCGGAGATCAAGCCCTTAACAATGAACTCTAGGTTTTTGTGTATTTCCCCTCACCTGAAATATAAATAATTGTGCCTGGCGAACGCATGCTGAATAGTGGGAAGTCCCCTTCGCCAGGCACACGTTTTTTTTTTTT